CTTTGGCAGTGCAGAAGAGATTGCACAATGGTTTAAACAAGATAAGTCAGATGACTGGAGGCAAAGAGACTAGTTTTTATTAGTTAAACTGGTTATAGTATTTCCGTAAAGATAATGCTTAGTGTTCAAGAAGCGTTACTGTTAAGAGCGGCTCAAGAAGAAGTTGAACAGCAGAAAGCTCAAGAAGTTGCTGGACTTCTAGGTTTAACCGGCGGTGCCGTGATTGGTACTGCAGGAGGAATGGTGCCGCACGGTATCGGTAATCTCGTCAATCGTGGCCGAGATTCTCTTGCAGCACGTCAAGGATTAACGCCAAAGAGATCTATTGGACGCACGTTAAAACCTGGATTCCGCATGGCAGGTGGCCTTACTGGTGCAATCTTGGGTGGAGCACTGGGTGCAGGAACTGCGGCGCTTATGAAGCAGGAAAATGAAGCCGCTCGATTACTTGGCAGAATTCAAGCTAAAGGCACATTGAGTGCAACCGATGAAGCACAGCTGGCAAACCTGCTCGGTGATATCTACAGCAATCAATCTGCATTACGGTAATGGAATTAGACGAAAGCCTTAAATCTAAAATCAGATTCCACCTTGGCTATAACTCTGGCGCACAGATGCCTGTTGGTGACAGAGCACGATTAGAAGAAGCAATGTCTCTTGTACCAGATACGTACTGGTATGAGCAGGTTGTTTATCACTTAACTCGATGTGATAACGCATGGAAAGTAAGTGCTTACTTCCCTGATGACATCAATGATCCAAACGGTTCAGGAGTAGTCAACTTCTCTAGACAGGAAGTATTGTCAGGTGACGTACAAAGAACTATCAATACTTCTGATCCGCTAAAAGGTGATGAATACTTCCGTGAAATTTATTTAAGGGAGTGCGATCGATTAGCTGAAACTCTGTATGTAGCAAACTATCGTCGTCCTGAGGTACGTCGATATGCATACGACCGTGCAGGTTCTGAGTTTGTTATGGCAATTCCAGGCCCAGCAGATACAGCAGTTGGGTCACGAATTGCATTACATGAAAACTGGCGATAATTGTAGAATATATCTAGGTCATCAGTAATAGCTATGCAACCAGTATCTACGCATGGTGCTCATAAAATTACTATGAATAGCCGGAAGCAAGAAGATGAGCAGGCACGTAAACAAGCCTTAGCTCAAGCAGACGGTAATCCATACGTAACTGGTATCGAAGCACCTAGCAATTTCAGTCAACCAAGTTCAACGGCAAATGCTCCAACAATGGATCCTCGGCAGACAACTGCCACAGCAGATCTAGGTACCTCTGCTACTGAATTTCCAGAGCAAAGTCCTGAGCAATTCCAAACAGAAGCAGTATCTCGCGTAGAAAAAGATCAGTTCGATGATCAGAGACTTAATCAGCGACTGCAAATGATTGCTAAAGCGGCAAGTAATGCTGACTATAGCTTAAATGATCGTTCAAACATGGGAGTCTGACATGGCTAATAAAAAAGATAATGCAATGATGCTTGATCCGAATCGGTTCAAGATTGCTCAGCAAAACTCTGTTATGCCGGGTGGTCCAATGAACAATAACCCAATGAATGTAACGAGTGTCGGTCCGCAACCGAGTTCATTCTCAGGGGTCAATCAGTATCCTTATGGCGATAGCGGTTTAGCTAATCCTCCTCAACTGGGAGCTGATTTTATTAATCCTCAAGCCATCACTTCGTCAAATTCCTGGCAAGGAAATACTGCGGGTCAAGGGCTGAACTCCACTGCTCAGTACGGCTTGCAACCTCAGCCTTCACCTAACGCTGAAGAGCCAATGGAGGGAATGCGATTGGGCATGGATGCTTCTACTAAAGGTTTGATGTCGTCACAGTTCATGGGACCAACAGGGTCTCCAGCGTTGATTCCTGGAGCACTATCACCAAGTATTCCAGGAACAGGAATGCCATTAGGTGCAATGCCCACACTGGCAAGTGTAGATAACGGTGCAATGGTTCCTGGATCATCGCCACAAAAGATTCAAAAGAAAAGAGGTAAAAAGTAATGGCAACAACATCTACAAATAAGCAACCTCTGCTGGTTGATCGTGTATTTCATAATGTTGTAGCGACGAATGCTCTGTCATCAAACTCTGCAACGTCACTGGATATTGAAGGAACAAACTCCTCAAATGTTCTGCTGAATTGCCAAACAACTGATGGTGGAATTGTCGAAGATCTCTACGCCATTTCACGTGGCACCACTGCTTATAAAGCACTGTTTTATTTCAGCAGCTCAGTCGATTATCTTCGTCCTGAAGAAGCTACATACATTGGAAGCTTGAGTTCAGCTACAACAGCAGGGAATATCACCCGATCGACTCAGTTGCCAAGGGTACTTGCACCTCTGCCTCATGTTGGCGGAGAGCCACAAGTACAGGCTCTGTACGTTCCTAAGGGGAAAGTGCTCTGGGTAACACTGCAGCTTGCTGGACCAGCGAACCTAGCGACGACGCCAATCATTGGCGCTCAGGGTGGCTTCTATTGATCCATGCCTAGGAAGCAGAACGGATGGGGCGAAAAGCGCGTCCGTGGATTTAAGAAGTTTGATGGGAACCCGAGAGTAAAGAAAGCAGCGGGTTCCTATCCATCCAACCGTCGATACGGCGCAACCGTCACGCGAACAGTCATCGAGGACTGGGACTCAAAGAGCCCTTGGGTGCGCTGGCGTAAAGGCATGGAGTACTACTACCAAGCTGCTTATCTCGCATGGCAACAAACAACTGCTGTCCTATTCCAAGGAACGGATGCTGAGATTGACGTCACGTTTGACGGATACCGCTTTGCAACTAGGAATGCAGACAGTCGAACCCATTACGCAATCCGGCGCGTAATGGACAACAATCGACAACTAGGCACAATTACAGAAGTACGGAACAGTCCATATACGTATAAACAGAACCAACTCAATCGAGAGATCTGGCTCAAGGTTGATGCAGGGAGTGATTTGACCAGTGACACATTGTTGATCCGCTCAATAGGGGAACGTGTCACCGATGGAACATCAGCTGCGAATATTAAAAACGTTCTAACCTCAGGTGAGAAGCCTGCGATCTATTCAGGCAAAAGTAGAGATGAAGGAGTGCAGTTCAGCGTGTCAGTTCCGCTGAATCAAATCAGTGCTACGGATTACGTACAAAAGAATGGTGGTGTGCAGTCGTTAGTCAATACAACGGTCTACCTGCCGTCGTTCTATAACGTTGTCCCTAAAACACTATTTGATCAATACGTCGATTCACCAGAATACTTTTCTGTAGCAATGGACAAAGTGAATACAGGACAGAAGGTAATCATCCTTGAAAACAATACAACACTACCTCCTTCACTCGGAGACATTGATAGTTTGACGCCGATATACGAAACAACAAACTCAGACAACCAAATCATCGGTGATTTTATTTTTAGAAAGTCTGACTATCAGAGGTTTTTCAATGAGCAGTACCTAACTGCAGATGTCGTCAAAGCAAGCATTGACCGTGCTGCGTTTGCAGTGATGCCGCAACGAGTACTTTCAGTGAGACAAGATGTACCAAACAACAAGCTCTATCTTTTGACAGAACCTTTCCAGGCAACGTTAAAACTATTTACTCCGGCAGAGCAAATACGTTATATCATTTTGGATGATCGTGGATTTACTAAACAGTATCTTGACTATGATGCTGATGGTAATTACAAGCATGCCAAAGAGCTTCCAGGAGTACCTGAATGGCAAACACTACAGCTCGACATCAATCCATGGATGGATGAGACATTTTTAGTGGGCAATCAACTAATCTTCTCGGACATCTACACGTGT